AGGCTGGAAGAGCGCTTGTAGGTACTGGTATTACCGTTGTTCTTCCCCAGGGTGTATATGGTCGCGTCGCCCCCCGGTCTGGGCTAGCTGTGAAGCATTGTATCAATGTCGGTGCGGGTGTTATTGATCCAGATTATACGGGTGAAATTAAGGTTGTTCTATTCAATCATGGAGAGTCTGACTTTGAAATTAAGAAGGGTGATCGTATCGCGCAACTTGTCCTCGAGAGGTGTGAGACACCACCTATCGAAGAGATTAGTATTGTAGAAGATACCGAGAGGGGTTCTGGTGGATTTGGATCTACCGGCAATTAGAAAACCAAAAGTCTTCGGGGTGTGGCATGAAGAGGACACCTTTCGTCATGGTCATATAGAGTTTAGCTTTGTTGACATCTGGGTATGACCACAGTATCCAACGTTCCCAGTATTCCGCTCTGAAATAATCTTCCCAATCCTCTTCTTCACTTTTATCGATACCAAGCATACCCCTGTGTATCTCGTATGGATTCGTCTCTATCCGCAACTCCTTAGGAATGATCGCCCCCTTCCTAATAAGATGTGCACGCATGAGACGAGCGTTCCCATGATCGGGATAATGCTCGACACCCTTTTTACCAAAATCTATGGCTCTCTTGGTTGGGAGAATCACTCTATACTTATGACTGACTGATGGACTGGGTCTCAATACGACGTGCATTTATGTTTTATCATAATATTAAATTTGTGTTTATAACACATGGATGCATTACTTCTGTTCATACTTTTACTTTTATTACACTGGGTAATAGAAGAATATGTGTTTGACATTTCTGTTTACGCACAAATGGAACGATGTCATGATCCAGAATATCCATTTGTTCAGATACATGATGACTTTTATACATCCGATCGTTGTAAAGAATTGTCAAACTATGTATTGAATCATGAATATTTCGGTAAATCTACATTAAACGGATTTGAAAAAACGAAAGGGTTCGTAGTAACGTTCTCATCTCGACACGAACAAAAATTTGCTGATACCTTCAAACCTATATACGAAGTGTTTAAACAGGTTCAAATACCTGGTACGAACGCGTATATATTCAACCCCGTAGTGATAGAACCTTCGAGTGATACATTAGAGCGATCTGTGGATTTTCATTATGACATGTCGTTGGAAGATCAAACTAAAACTAATGAGGGTCGTAATTATTTACCAGTAGCAGTGACTGTCATCTATATCGAATTACCTGATACATATGAAGGTGGTCATTTACGTTTATCTAAATATGGTAGTATCGATTCATCTAAAATAAGACGATATAAACCAAAATTGGGAAGAAAAATTGTATTTCGTGGGGATGCGCTACATTGTGTAGAACCCATATATTGTAAAAATCCAAAAAGTAAACGTATCAGTTTGGTGTTCGAGCAGTATAAAATACCTGAATCAAAACTAGAAGATATTACATTTGATGTATCGACAACTGCTAACATAAAAAAGAAAATGTAATACTAATCATGTTAGAATACACTGCATCAGGTAATATACCTGTTCGAGTGGGACAGACTGCAAAAGAGAATGACCAACTCACGAATACGAGCGACCCCAGGCACTGGTGGATACATGCGAGTGGGTATCCAGGTGCACACGTGGTTGTATGTTACGAGGGAGAGGAACTTCCTAAGGATGTGAAGAAGGATGCTGCTGTATTAGCGATACATCATAGTAAGACACCGGAGTCTAAAATGTCTTGGGTGGAACTAGTAAGAGTTGAAAATGTTTCTTCCCTAAAACAACACGGGAGGGTAACACTCACAGGTGAAGTTGTTCAACTGACGATATTTATGCGGAAGGAAAATGAACGTTTGGAAAGAATCTTAAAAACAAAACGTACTATCTAGACATATGAGTCATCAGGATTGGAAGCCGGTCATTATTCATGGAAAGGCTGCCCCTGTTAACCAGCGACCCCCACCCAAGCACTATGAACGTACAAAGGAGCAAAAGTTGGAGGATGAGGAATTGGGTACCCATAAGAAGGTACCACTCTCCATGGCGAAGATGATTCAACAGGGGCGTATTGCTAAAGGTTTCAAAACACAAAAAGATTTAGCAATCGCAGTTGGGGTGAATGCGAGTATCATAGGTTCATATGAGTCGGGTCGAGCCATTCCAGACCCTGGTGTCCTCCAAAAATTGAGGAGGGTACTGGGGGTAAAGTTAAAGTAAGCTTGTGTACAATCCAGCGATATAGTAGACATCTTCGAACCCAAGTTCCTCCAATTTCTCTGCCGCAAATCTGGCTCGTTGCCCAGTGTTGCAGTAGACGAGTAAGCCCTTCTTGGGAAGTTCCGTAGTCGTTTTTTTGTTAATCTTGTTGACGGGGATGTGAAGCGCTCTGGGGTAGTGTCCTAGACGATATTCTGTGATGGTGCGAACATCGATGACCTTCTTTATCTTCCCCTTCTTGATGAGGCGCTTAGCTTCGGATGCGGAAATGAGGTTCTGACCCATATAGGTGTATGTGAGAGCAGCGCTGAGACCACCCGCTATGATAAGGGGAATCATTTAGTGTTTACTGGGATTTTAACTTTGGTGTGATCCATCTCAAAGCAGCACTGAGCATGACCGTCGTATGTTCTTCGACATGAACGACAATAATACAAAATGGTATAAAGTGTAGAGTCGTCCATACTGTATATGAACAAGAAAACAGTTGATGTGTCCAGTCGTATCACTCCTGATGAGTTTGCTAAGCGTTCAATGGATTGTCGTTTAGCTGCTATGGAGGAAGCACTTAAGGCTGAAAAAGTTCGATACAAGTCTAACTGTGACTCGGATAAGTTCAAGGGGTTTCTTGAAGACCGACTCACAATTTGGGGTCAAGAGAAGGATAAAACCTTCTATGGGAAGAAAATGTATGAAAAGACAAAAACACTAATTGAAAACTGGGCTTAATTACCGAAAGCGACACCACCCATACCATTCTTGATACGAAGAATGTTATAGTTGACCGCATACGCCCTGACTAAGTTACCGTTGCGTACACTGTTACCATTGAGAGCGAGCTTCGCGTTATCGATGCGAGAAAAGTTGAGTGTTCCAGTGGGTTGAGACTTGTTCATGGTGAGGCAGAAAGGCCATGTGAATGTAGAGACTGTGCTCAGGGAATCATGGGGGAGAACCGAGCAATGCATCTCTGGGACGACGTTGTGGTGGAATGCGGAGGACATGTTCTCGAAGAGTGGTGTACCGTTGATGTATAAAGTGGATGTATCGAACGTCCAGTTGGTGGACCACTTATTGGTATCGGCTTCGGAGGAAACGATGTGAAGAGCCTTGACGGGGTGGTTGAAATACGTAAGATCAACTTCGGTATCAGCCGCGGACATTGGCTGGTATTGGGTTTGGGTGAAGAGAATCTCGTGTTCGTTGTCGACGAAGAACTTACGTTCATCAGTATCGAGATACACATAGGTACCAAATACCTTCACGTTGCTGGGCGCGAACGTACCTCCACGGCACTTCACGCGAATTTCGACGTCATGGTACTGGAGACCCACGAGAGGGAGGGACTTGGTCCAGTCATCACTGAAAAAGAATGGAAGGACGTAGTGGTTCGCATGCGTGGAAGAACCGAGAGCATTTTGGGGAACTTCATCAAGGGTTACGGCGCAAGACGCCTTAGCTTGGTTATCCTTGTACAGAAGATTGTGAACACCCTGAATGTACAAGGCGTCGATTTGAGAAACCTTCTGACCACCGATCCAGAGTTGGAACTCAGTGGTGGTCGTTTCATCCTTATCGAAAAAACCGAGGTTGGAACTACCGGTAGCACCGATGTTTTCCGCTTCGATCCAAATATAACTCAGGAGATCACCCTTAGACTTGATGGGTATAGTGACCTCATTACCGCTACCGAAGGTACCGATGTAATCAAGACGTTCAGGCTTGATGGCGAAATTGGTGTACCGCTTGTAGTTTTGACGGAAAAAGGTTATCTCGGGCTGACCAGTGATGTACACATCCTGAGCACCCACAGAAACGAGGTCAATTAAAGCAGCTGACATTTATTAGTAAACGATATTAAAATTTTCGCTCATTGTATACACAACGGGGATGGGTGTTGAGTTTCAGGCACTCACATGGGAAGCGGTAGATACAGATGATGAACACTTAATCAGTATTTTTGGGAAGACTGAGGATGGGAAATCTGTATGTGTGACCACAGTGTTTACACCATACTTCTTTATCAAGCTCTCTGAGCGCGTCACTCAACAGACTGTACAAGAAATTTACAACTTCATAGACAAGAAGTGTCCAAATTGCTTGGTTTCTTTTTCGGTCATGAAAGCCAAAGATGTATGGGGGTTTCAAAATAATAAGGAATTCATGTACATGAAACTAGACTTTAAAAACCTCGGGAGTCGACGTCGCGTGGACTATTTCCTGAAAAATCCGATTCAGATAACTTCCGGTACACAGCGAATGAAAGTTTTTGAATCGAATATCGACCCAGTTCTCAGACTAATGCATCGAACTGGTATCCAGTCAACCGGGTGGCTGAAGACGGGTGATAACTGTGTACGTTCACACCTTGCGAGAGTGGATATAGATCTTTTCTGTAACGACTGGACTACACTGAAACCTGTACCCCGGGATGATATCGCTCCATTTGTAGTAGCGTCTTTCGATATCGAATGTAACAGTTCTACTGGTAAATTCCCCAATCCAAATGTGAAAGAGGATGCATGTTTTCAAATAGCGGTATCTCTCTGTGCATTCGGTAATGATGAACCGTACGATAAGACCTGCTTTTGTTACAAGAAAACTGATTCAAACCTCGATGGGTGTACAATCGTGAGTTTCGATACAGAACGGGAAATGCTTGAGGCATTTCAACAGTACATACATCAGAAGGATATTGATATCATGACCGGATGGAACATTTTTGGTTTTGATCTTGATTATATTTACACGAGAGCTTTTATCGTTGGATGTAATCCAGAGTTTTTTAAGATGGGGAAGTTGAAGAGTCAAGAGTGTGAAATCACTGTTAAAAAGTTGAGCTCGAGTGCATTGGGTGATAACGTATTGAAATTACTCCCAATGTCGGGGCGTTTCATTTTCGATATGTTCCACGAAGTGAAGAAAGGGTATAAATTGGATTCATACAGTCTCAACAACGTATCAAAATTATACCTCGGTGACCAGAAAATCGACATGTCTCCAAAGGAGATGTTCGCTCGATACGCTGAAGGTGATCCCATCAAGTTAAGGGAGGTGGCTGAGTACTGTGTGAAAGATACCCTATTACCACATAAACTCATGAAGAAGATGTGCATTCTTCTCAACCTCCTCGAGATGGCTAAAGCGACTTGGGTTCCGATGTGTTTCCTCGTTGAGAGAGGTCAGCAGATCAAGGTCTTTAGTCAGTTGTCGAAAAAGGCGAGGGAAATGGGTTTCATGATTCCGACGATTAGGTATGGACAATTACCCGAAGAACAGTATGAGGGTGCTACGGTACTCGAAGCACAAAAAGGGGCGTACTACACCCCAATCACCGCCTTGGATTTTGAAGCCCTGTACCCATCGATCATGATGGCGCATAATCTGTGTTACTCATCATACGTCATGAATGAAAAAGATTATGGAAATATTCCCGGTGTGACCTATGAAACCTTTCAAATTAAGGATAAGACGTATAAATTCGCGCAGGATGTTCCTAGTCTTTTACCGAGTATTTTACTTGAACTCAAACAGTTTCGTAAAAAGGCGAAAAAGGATATGGCTTCTGCAACTGGATACATGAAGGAGGTGTATAACGGTAAACAGTTGGCGTATAAGATCTCGATGAACTCTGTGTATGGCTTCACTGGTGCTGGGAAGGGTATTCTCCCATGTGTACCGATAGCTTCAGCGACGACATTCCGTGGGCGCGCGATGATCGAAGAAACAAAAACTTACGTCGAGGCTAACTTTCCGGGAGCGAAAGTGAGATACGGTGATACAGATTCAGTCATGGTTGAGTTTGATGTCGGGGATCGTAAGGGTATAGAGGCGATTGAATACAGCTGGGAGATTGGTGAAAGGGCGGCAGAGGAGTGTAGCGCCCTCTTCAAAAAACCTAATAACCTGGAACTTGAGAAGGTCTATTGCCCATACTTTCTATATTCAAAGAAACGGTACGCCGCTAAACTTTGGACAAAGGGTAAAGATGGGAACATGAACATGGATTATGTGGATGTGAAGGGTCTCCAACTCGTTCGTAGAGACAATACACCCCATATGCGAGAAGTGTGTAAGGAACTTCTCGACGTTGTCCTCACTTCGAGTGATACTGGTCCACCCAAAGAACTCGCGAAAGAACGAGCGATTGAGCTTCTCTCCGGTGATGTCCCAAATGAGAAACTTATATTGAGTCAGAGTTTATCCGATAGTTACAAGGTTGGTGGAAATCCCGTGTCTATCACGAGTCCTCAATCCGAGAATATCAATCAGGCACATGTTCAGGTTGTGAATAAGATGAGAATGCGTAAACCTGGATCCGAGCCACAATCAGGTGACCGTGTTCCGTATCTCCTCGTGAAGACTGGGGACCCAAAGGCTAAAGCATTTGAAAAATCGGAAGATCCCAAGTATGTGGAGGAGCATAACATTCCCATTGATTATCAGTATTATTTCATTAATAAGTTTCTTAACCCTGTGTGCGATTTACTTGATCCACTTTACGAAAATGTAAAGCAGGAGATATTCGGTGAACTCATCAATCAATGTAAACCACCACCAAAGAAACGGGAACCCGCCTTGAGCACCATGAAACGAGCAGACCTTATAGAGGAATGTAAAAAACATGGTCTCGATTGTGAGGGTAAAGTAGTTGATCTCAGGGAACGTATTAAACAGGTGAGGATGCAAAAAGAAGAAAGCGTTGAAGACCTATTTAAAAAATACGAGCTAGGAAATAGTAAGTAATGAGTTACAGTGATCGAATTATTGAACTATTCGATGAAGAACTTAAACATCGCATCGATATATTGATGACTGAATACGCCGTTGTAATTTCAAAAAAGTATGCAATTTCTCTTGACTTGTTACTGAGGGATGTTCCTGTCCTATCCACGAATATGATGTGTAAAGGAACAAAGCCCGATGGTTCGAGGTGTGCGTTTAAGGGTATACATGAAGGCTATTGCGGAAAGCATAAAAATGTGGGAAATCGTATTCGACAGAGAATGCATGAGAGTCGTAATGGTCACACACATGGACCTGAAGTTTTATTTTCCCCAGAATGTGTGGAATGTAATAAATCGAAACAACTTATAGATTTGAGTACTATTTTCAATAATGAGTAAATCCGATATTCTGCTATCATCAATTAACACATTCTACGACGAAGAAAACAATCGATCCAAACTACTGAATATACTAGATAAGACAAGTGGTATTTCTTTACGAAATCTCGAATGGTTCATCACCAATTATGCAAAAAAGAATCACACATCCTATAAGACGAATGATGGTAAAATATTTACCGTCCATTACGCGTACAAGTCAAGCCTTGATGGGTATAGTAAAAAGCTTTTCGACCCGTTTTGTCGATCTCAAAAGTTTACATATACCGTTCCGGGGACATCTCATGAAATTCAGACAACTCTCGCGCAGTTGAATTTCATCAAATGGTGTATCAAGAACAACATCATTGATTACATATCAAACAATAAATTGACCCTGTTTAACAAGCAATCTACCTAAAAAGTACCTTAGCTTTACCATTCCTGATTATCATCATATTGTAACTTTTTGCTATGATTATAACCTGCTTAGGGAAATCTATCTGGGGAATACCGAGTACTTGGATGAAATTGTCATTAAAGTCGAACGTTCCTTGGCTCCCATCATATTCGAGGTCCATGGTGACGCGTGCATCCTTGACCCCACTGAAATTCATATGACCCGATGGTTCCAATTCACCTGGGTGTAACGCAAAACTATACATGTTAATGTTACGAAAGACGGGTGAGCGTTTGTGATGTATATTCGATAAAGATGTTGATAAGAAAAGATTGTTTCCGGTTGTCTCGTTTATGATTGTTTCACCATCACATTCGAGTGTTGTTTTATTCTGTTTTGAGTACATCAAAGGGACGTGTTTTTTACCCCTCGCCCATTTATTGAAAACGGAAGGTGGGTATTTCACAGTGGGTTGTGTCAGTAGATAGACGATATTTCTACTTAGACTCGCCGTAAAAAATGTAATGTTTACATACTCCTGTAATTGACTGATATGAGTAGTCTCTGTCCCCACTACGATAGATTCATTTTTCAGTTCTTCGAGTAAACGAAAGAAGTATCCATCCCACACGGTATCTGCGGCTTGTTGTAAAAGACCCACAATAGTAGTATGTAAGGCTCCATCGAGGGTATTTAATAAGGTTCTTAATAACCCTAATCCAGTTGAAGGATTATGATACGTGAGAGCTAAGGTTCTCAAACCACCCAGATACGTCACGAGACCATTAATAATAGCGGCGTGATCTTGAGACCCTACCACACGAAATTCAACATCTAGGAGAGTCCTCTGTGTGGCTCCCCACATTAGAAATCCGAGGAGTGTATTTACAAGTACACCCCGATTCGTAGTATCCGGGGAATCACTATTTAAAGCAATTATAGTGTCCCGTAACGTAGTCACATATGTGGCGAGACTCGCTGATGTATCGGTTGTACGTAAGTTGTTCAATAGAGTGACCCGATTAGCATCCCATAAATTTTGGATGGCTTCGAGATTAGATACAAAATCGTTGCGGTTTATGAATATGGAAGGTATTGTGCCCCCAAGTAGAGCGATGATACCTTGTAACGCAACAGTAGTTCTATCAACATACCCCGCTGCTAGGGTTGATAATACACCGTTCACGTACTCTTTGAGTCGGTCAATGTGACCCGTTGGTGTAGTCGTACGCAAGTCGTTTAAGAGAGTGAGTTGATCAGCTTCCCATAGACCTGTTATCGCTTCGAGATTAGATACAAATTCATTACGGTTTACCACTATGGGTGGTAGGGGGTCCGTCTCGAGTGTGGTGATGATAGCCAGTAGCTCAACATCAGTTTTAGCAACATACCCTACCGATAAGGTGTATAATATCCCGTACACGTACTGAATGAGTCGGTTAATGTGATTTACTGGTGTAGTCGTACGCAAATCGTTTAAGAGAGTGAGTTGGTCGGATCCCCAAACACCCGTTATTGCAACCAGACCATCTATAAATGTGGTGCGGTCAGGTCCCACGTCTGGTAATGGATCCGTCTCGAGTGTGGTGATGATAGCTTGTAGTTCAACATCAGTTTTAGTAGTGGGTGTCGGTATGGTGGACAATGTCCCGTTTATGTACTCTACGAGTTGTTCTACGAGATTCGTTGGTGCCGTGGATGTACGCAAACTGGTTAAGAGGGTATTTTGTTCAGATCCCCAAACACCTGTTTCCGCTTCGAGATTAGATACAAAATCATTACGGTTTATTATGATAGACGGTAAAGGGTTCGTACTAAGTGTGGTGTTGATAGTATTTAGTTCACCTACAGTTTTATCAACATATCCTACCGCCAGGGTTGATAATACACCTTTTACGTACTCCGTGAGTCGGTCAATGTAACCTGTTGGTGTATCCGAGCGCAACTCTTCCAATAGAGTGAGCTGACTTGATCCCCAAAGACCCGTTTCTGCAACGAGATTCGACACAAATTCATTTCGGTTTTCTTGTATCGGTGGTAAAGGGTCTGTAAGTGGGGTGATAACATTACTAGTTAAATACGTGTTAGAGAAATTAAACCCTCTGACTGAGGTTGCTACACCATTATCTAACATGATCGACTTGGGTGTGGATACAGCACCAATAAACGCCTTTAATGAGGTTACATATGTCCCATCACTCCCTGAAGGGGTACGTAACAGGTCTAGGTTAGCGAGTTCGGTCGACCCCCATATACCTGTACCCAATGCGATGAGACTATCTATAATCGGATCGCGTTCTGTCTTTGTAGCGATGGCGAGTATACTATCGAGTGTTGCACTGAAACCAATTTTTAAAATATCAATTCTCGTGTTCACCTCCGGAATTAACGTGGATGTATCATTGAAACCTGGGACACGTAGCGCATTTAATGTAACTACCTGAGCCGAACTCCAAACACCCAGTGCGATGAGACTATCTATGAGCGGGTCACGAGCTGCCTGTGTAGTCGCAGCCACTACCGCATTTAGGGAAGTCACGATATTCAAACTACTCGGGAGACCAGCGATGTACGTATTCAGTGCGGCGACAAGAGCAGTTTGCCCTATGAATCCGGGTACAACTAGGCGTAAATTATTTAAAGTGAATATTTGATTACCCCAATAACTTCTCGTTAACAATTTCTGTATAATATCATTTTGAATAGACTGAGTGATGGGCACTTGTGTAGATGTCGCTTTTAGTTGGGTTATGTAAGTAGTGTCATTCGCTGATGGAATACGTAACGCGTCTAACGTGGCGAGTTGATCACTGCTCCAAACACCTAACGCGACAAGTTCAACTATGAGGGGGTCACGTTCAGCCGTTGTGGTGAGAGTAGCTATAGTATCAAGTATTCCGTTCACACCATTTTTCAAATTATTGAGGGTGAATTGAAGTGTCGGTACCTCGTCAATCAGTACATTCGAATACTCAATTAGACTATTTATGACGTCTGCACGACCAGAAGCTCCGGGTGTGAGAGAAGTTAAACTATTCACGAGTTTTATGGGATCATCTCGCCATACACGAAACTGACGTAACGCTGTGACGCGTTCCAGTCGTGCCGCCGCAAGGGTACCCGGAAACTCTCCCAAAACAAAGATTATCCCCTTAATCCTTACCCTTTGATCGATATCACCGGAGAGACCATTAAGATAGCTCACAAGAGTGGGTATATTTGCATCATTAAAGGCGTTTCGTAACGATTCTAAAAGAACGAGTTGAGGACTACCCCAAATAGTTGCCTCTGCCCCAATTCGGATCAGTCCATCTACGATCGCACTACGTTGAGCGTCTGTCTGACCAGTTAATGTATTCAGTACCGCGACCATCCCTAATTTTAAGATATCCGATTGGACTGTGAGATCATTAAGATATCCTGCGAGCCCGTTGACAACGTTGAGCTGTTCTGGTGAACCGGGGACAAGCGATGACAGACCAACTAAAAAATAACTTAACTGTGCCACGAATGTGCGGAGTTGAAATATGAGTAAAGACTCATTTTGCACATTGGGGTCTATCAAGCTATTTAAAATTGTAATTTGATCCACCCCCCATACATTTTGAAGGGCGAGGAGAGAAGCTATAATGTTACTGCGCTCAAACCGATCAGTTATAGTTGGAAGCCTACCTAGTTCTGTATCCACAGTAGTTTGTGTATTTACAATTAGATTGGGTATGGTATAAAGATACTGAATGAGCGTGGTTGTTGCGGCTGGTATATCGGTTGTATTATCCTCCACACCTGTTAAAAGGGTGAGTTGTGTGGGACCCCATACAACAGTTTGACGTAACACATCCACGACGTTTTTTCGTACTCCTAAATCCGTCACACCGGTCAGTCTACTCATAGCGATGCGTATAATTTCTTCCCAAATTGAAATACGGTAAAGAGATTGTCGAAGATCATTGATAATACTAACTTGAGAGGATGTCAAACTATCGAGAGCGTGTATCCGATTCAAAATTGCTATTTGGTCTTGTGTCCAGTGACCGTATTTTTTAGCAACGAAAAAGAGTTCTTTAACACAATTGGCGAAATTCAACTGAAATGTACCTGTTTTAGATCGCTCATTAATCAGAAAAACATTCCTCTGACGTTGTTCGAATAAAATATTAAGAGGTTTACGTTGTAACATACACCGCTCTTGTTTATCTAAATGAACGAGGTCTAAATTGACTGTGAAATTATTCAATTCGAGTTGTTGTAATATCCGGTTGTTTGCTTCGGGGTCCCATAGTGTAGCATCACCCAATTTGTTCTGTGTCGCGAATAGAACGTCGATAGCGGGTCGCAATTTGATGCGGAGGGACATTTCCTGATTGTATATGGAACATAAAGGAAATCCACTTCCCGGACGTCGGTGAAAATAAAAAGGAATATGAATCCTGTATTCTTCTGTATTGAATGGGTTGATCCCTCGTGTGTTATACTGTCCATCCAAAAATTCTTGTACGAACTCGGATTCCCCACTTCCCTGAAACGGGTTTCCGTGTAATACATTGACACTCGATCTATACGATTCAGATACGTTCAATTCACGGTCTATGAATATATCATCACCGGTGACCGTATCGATCTTGTGTTCACCGACGTATAACTCGACATAGTCGATCACAGAGATTCCAAATACATCAACAGGATAAAGATTCGATCCCAATCTTGCGACATCGGTGGGGTCGGCGACGAAGGATAGTACAACCCCACGTAAGATATCACCATACTTCTGAGGAATGGGTACATCCAAAAAATCATCTGTGAACACCTTTTCTGGGAAGGTTATCTTATAATTTTCTGTGGCGTAGTTTGTGTGCTTACTATATTTTTTAGTAAAAAACGAGAATGACGGGTTGGCGCTTAAAGAGCGATCTAATTCACCTGTCGCCGCGATCAGGACTCGACCCGCCATATATAATATGTGTCATTAATATTTTAAGCCGGATAATCCACTCGCGTAATGGAGTATATTGTAACTCTTCGCGTAAATTTGAACTTCTGTAACGTTATTTTCTGGATCCGATGATACACCTTCTTCTGCTGAGAATGGGTCTGAATAGTCCAGTTTGATTCTACATCTTTGGTCGATTATACGACTGAAATTCAAGTGTCCGGATGGGATGTTATCTAGGGGGTAGAGGGCGAAGGAGTAACTCGCGATCTGGTCACGTGTTTCTAGTTGATAACGAACATATGACGGCGAACCATTTACGTTACTATACACGACATTCCCGTCGACTATAGTTAAACCATCGAACGAAACATCCACATTTACACCAGAAATCGAATTTGTAAGGGAATTCTCGGGAACCATTTTCGAATAAGGTTCCTTGAATAGGGATGTGTTGTTCAGGATCATTTCCATTTCTTTAATTTTTGTATTGAGCATGTACTGTATCAATGTTTCATTACCATGATACGCAAACCGTCTTGATTTCTTCGTTGCGATAAAATAAATTGTTTTGACCGGATGATGAAAACGTAAAGTGATCTCATCTTCATCCTTTGTCCTTGGTATATCATGCCTTTTCAATTGTATCTGTGTGATCAATTGGTTTATCGGGGTACTTTTTAAATAATTCAATTCGTCCCGATCAAGGTACGCGTACGTCGCCAATAGGGATGCTGTTTCTATTCTCGCTTCTGTCACGAATGGATTCAAATATGGTCGAACAATTTTATCCAATTTCTTGAACTTGATTCTGATGTAACAACCCTGTTTCGTGAGTTTACATAACAAGATTGAAGCTGGTAGATTATTATAGAAATAAAACGGTAAATCGATGTACATCTGTCGTAAGGTCCACACGTTATCGTTATTTGAACCATATGGATCCTCTTTTCCAGTTGCTAGAGGTACGATAGTATCTCTAAAATTATAATCAGTTGCATGATATTTATGGTAAAGGTAAATCCAGTCACCCGTGAGCCGTTCGATATGCGTACCTCCTATAAAGAGATCGGCATACTCGATGGCGTGGATACCGACAGTAGGTGTGAATGGGTCATCGTAATTACCAGTTGGGTTTTCTGTCGTGGGTGTGACACCACCCAATGGGTATGTATTTGATACAGACGCCTTGAAGAAAAATTTATATCGAAGTGTCAGGTTCGTGAGAAGATCACCCATATCTATTGGTATGATACACATCGTATCCTGATCGAATTCTGCATTGAGTAATGGGTGCTCTCTCACATCGAATGCGAATTTCGTGTGTCTCTTAAAAATAGTCGAGAAATGAGAATAGGTTGGGTTCCCTATCACATACATATCCTGTATCCCAATAGTACCTAATGTCAGTTTTCCTGCCATCTCTACTTAACTATAGTTTTTATTTTTAAGTTTGTAATAAAGACCCATTGTTGAATACGAGTGTTTTGTAACCCGTGTAGTACATATGAAATTTATATTCCGGGTTCTGGATACTCTTCCCGTTACCGTATTTGAGATCGATATTGTTTACCAGTTCTAAGTGTAAATTAGTCTTTTCTGATTGTAGGGCTGAAAAGTCGAGAAACCCCGACGGTGAAGTACTTTTAGGGAATAGTGCGAAATTGTACGAGTAAACATAATTAAGTAAATAATTGGGTACGGGTGGTTCGAATAGATAGTTATTTGATATATCAGTCCCCGATCTCGCCATTTTCGCACGCGAGGGGACGTAACTGAAAAAATATTCCCTGTCGTTATTCGATACGTTTGGTATGCGTTCACCATTTAGTGTGAAATAAGCACTTTTTAAGAGATGTGGTTCGGATTTGTCTTTGATCTGCCCTCGGGTAAAGTTGTAACGATTGGCGGTCGTCGAGTAGTACCATTCGTTTACATACGCTGGGTCGTCTACGGGTAAACTTCTATACTCATCCTCATTTTCATATCCCGCATATCTAAAAAACCAATGGAAACATTTGACTGGAATACTCGGTTCCAATTGTACGATGAATTCTCGCTTTTGCGGTTCGAGTGGGATACTGGAATGTCTAATCACAAAATCATATGTAATCTCATTATTCGGTCGGGTGAAATATAAACGTTCTTCGGGAGAAAGTGTGATTTCCTCAGTGATGACTTTAAAGTTCTGTATTTTTTTAGGTGGAGGTGTTGCCGGGAGACCTCGACTCGTTAAATTATCTGATGCACGCTGGTTATAGAGAGTGAAGAAGGATTGTTTGAAAAACTCAATTTCAAGTGTAATTTTCTGTTTATGGATAGCACACAAGGGGAAGGGTGTTTTATTTTGATTGTTTTCTGAATAGGCATCACCACCGTAATTATGTGAAAAGAAGAACGGTATATGAATAAACACATCGTTACTCTGTGCGTCGTTTTGGGCAGAAGGTTGAGATGTTTCACCCCCAGTTACATTTCGATTATACAGTGTATTTGCACTCATTTTTTGTGATTCGGTCGTGTACATATTATCATGAATGATACACCAATCTGCTGTTATTTCTTCGACTATCTGGGTATCAACCTTAAATTTGATATTTTTGATTAGTTTACGACCGAGTAATTGCATATCCCACGCCCAATACGCAATCTCAGGTAGTGTAAATGAAGGCAATGGTATATCTCTCAAGATAATACTCTTTATGGTTTCTGGGAGTACTGCGAATACAGTTGAGGAGAGTTGGGATAATATCAAGGCATCCGTGATGTCCGCCCCAACATCTCTGGGTCTTACCGCGGTGCCCCTGGTTACCGGTGATACTCCACTGATTATATCAATAATATAGGATGGAGTCGACGGGTACGTTGTAAGTAGATTCTGTGCAGTGACTGGATCGGGGTCATTTCCATCCCCATTTAGAATACCTAGCAGTGCATCGAATACGGGTGTAGCGAGACCGAGTGTGGATAATACCACATTACCCGGAATATTTACTCTAATCCCCCTGAGTACATTAATGATACTGATTTGAATCGGCGAAGTTCTATCATCAATTCCCAATGTAGTGAGAAGATCCGGACCAGGGGTCACAGCCACATCCCTATTTAGAACTTGTATCAGTGCTGTGAGTATGGGTGCACTGAGACCAAGGGTGGACAATACCAAGGTATCCGAAATATCTACCGAAATTCCTTTGAGTACATTAATAATACCAATTGGAATTGCAGTAGTTGCCTGATTAATCGCTAATGTATTAATAAGTGCTACACCAGGGGTTGTGCTTGGATCACTGCTCAGAACACGCAATAATGAAACCAATACAGTCGCAGTAAAATCCGTATTGATAGTAAACAATTCCGCGGGAAGAAACGTGAAAATCAAATTATTGAACTGATTTTCAAAGGACAAGAAGTATTTGAAATCTGGGAACTGGAACGCAGGGAGTATAATACCAGCTAAATTTGGGGCACCTGCGAGCCACCATTCTCTAAACGTCGCATATCCAAATTGTACTAAAGTCTGACCACTAAACAACATTTTCTGCAGGGTTTCGTTGAAGATGATATCATCAAACCCCCATGTCGGTAATGTCAATTGGATCCATAGATTATTTAAGAGATCCCCCATGTATTGAGGTTTCAATTCAACTCGGATTGTTTCACCGAATGGCCATGTCGCTGCGATACCTTGTGTTACGGTGTGTACGTTATGATACTTTCTAAATTCGGAATGTCTCTTCGTTTCATATTTAAATAAAGAATGTTTAGGGTCTTTGGAAAGCAAATGTGTATCTTGATTTCCAATAGCCTTTAGGGAAATCTTAGCGGCTTCACCCATGCTTACTATTGTTTACATATTTTTAATATCTGTTTTCCACATCGTCACGTGACTCGTCTTCATCATCTTCTCCAAGTCCTCTTTCGCCTGCTTCGCCTCATCCATGAGCGCCCTGACGCGTTCCTCCGTATACTCGACCGTCTTCGTATTGAGGAGGTAGTCCCAATTCCCATCAATCTTCGGGAATATGGGGGACATCTCCTCTTCAAGTTCAACCTTCTTCCTCTTGAACACCACCAATTCACCTTCGATCACCATGGATACAAACTTGGACTTATGGTCACACATCACCGCTCTTTTCTCGAGTACATCGATGAGATGTGCCTTCCTCTTCTTATAATGATCTAAGCGTAGTTCCACAAAATCTTCGAGAATCTCTTCGGGGCTCGTGTACTTGTGGATACCCTTGGTGGGGTGGAAGAGGTGCATGTTAGAGACACGGAAGGTCTTCCTCAATTTGAGATCCTTGAGGAGATCCTTACCGGTGTAGTCAATGATTTCGAAATGGACATCCTCTGTCGTCGAGTTATTGGTGTACCCCCCAATCAACTTCTTCTCCACGAGTGTATCGAGATACTCCTTATAGTCCTGCGTCCAGCGACCTGGTGGGAGTTCGGTCACGACGATGTTGCTTCCGGACCAGTTCCATACACCTTCCATCATCCACGTGTCCTCCTCCTTATGAACGACACCTTTGAAACCCCTGAACCATGGTCGCATGGGTACGATGTCCTCACCGGTCAAAATCCGTTTAATGTTCGCCTTGATGTCCTCGGGGTTAAATGGAGGCACATAGCAACTGAACCCTGTACCGATACCCTCTGTCCCATTGACGAGAACCATTGGTAGGGTGGGCATGTAGAAATCGGGTTCGATAGGGTGACCATCGTCATCCAAATAGTTGAGAATTGCATCATCCCTTGGGTCATAAATCTTTCGAGCATCCTTGGTTAACTTCGTGAAGATGTACCTCGTCTGGGATGCATCCTTACCACCCATCAATCTCGTACCAAACTGACCACATGGCTCTAGGAGGTTGATATTGTTCGACCCCACATAATCGTTCGCCAACTTCACAATCGTATCCGCCAGAGAAACCTCACCGTGATGGTAGGCACTCTTCTCAGCCACGTACGCCGCCAACTGGGCAACCTTCATTTCCTCCTTGAGATTCTTCTTGAAACATGAGTACATAACCTTCCTTTGTGAGGGTTTGAGACCGTCTGCCATGTGTGCGATGGAACGTTTCAGATCCGCGAGACTGAAGTTCACCAGATCCTTGTGTACAAAGTCGGAAATGGTTAATTGTTTCACACTTCCATAAGGAACCTCGAGTTGATCAGATTCCTTGGCTGTGTTCTCGAGAAGCCACGTCTTCCGTGCGTCAGCCTTCTTCTTATCGAATGCGAGGACGATCGAATCATCCGTCATCATATCCACATCAAACTTTACCGTGAGATCCTGAATCTTCTTGAAATACTCACGAGCTTCAGCGCTCGTGGAAGTACCGAGACCCTTGTAGTATTTGATTTTCCACCCAGCCTTACCATCACCATACCAGGTTCTGAATGCAGAGTCTGTATAGAACGACTTGGTATTAGCACCCTTGGTCGCCTTGATGATTGGGGTCACCATAGAAACCACAAAGTTGAGATCAAGGAGACTCGGCCAAAAATAATGGATCATGTTTAGGATGAGCCCCTTAATGTGAGACCCGTCGTTATCCGCGTCGGTCATGATCATCAGGCGTCCATAGCGAAGCTCTGAGACATCCTTGTACACCTTACCCTGTTGGAGACCCAAAATCTTCTTGAGATCGTTAAACTCCTGGTTCGATGTGAGTTGCGCTACAGAGACATCTCGGACATTCTTACACTTACCACGAAGTGGGAAGACACCATATTGGTCTCGACCCACGACAGATAGACCAGCGACTGCGAGGGTCTTTGCAGAGTCACCCTCTGTTACGATGAGGGTACACTTCCCAGAATGTTTGGTTCCTGCGTGGTTCGCATCATCCAACTTGGGAATACCGGTAATCTTAGATTTACGTGCACCATCAGATTTCTGGAGTTCCTTCATCTCTTTGAACTTTGAAAGTGCCATGAGTTCATCAGCGATTCCAGTCTTGAGAACATTCTTGATGAATCCCTTGGGTGGTTCGAATTTACTCCCGAAATCTTGAGACTTTGAGGTACACTCAGACTTAACCTGACTGGAAAAGTTAGGATTCTCGATGGTTGCTTTGACGAAGATATTGAACGCGTTCTTCACCTGTTGAGGTTTCAGTTTAATCTTCTTCGCCATCTCATCAATGATACCATTGGCGATGAACGCGGCGACGTGGTCTACATGGGAACCACCCTTCGTCGTACAGATACCGTTCACGAATGAAACCTGCTCCATACCATTCTCAGATGGACCCACACACACAGACCACCTGTCCCCCGTGTAAGATGAAACCTCGTTCACGCCTTCATGCATCTTGGTGTAGGCTTCAAAGTTTTGTTTGGGGAGAACATCTCCGTTGAACTTCACTTTACAGTTTTGGGTCGTACAGATGTTCGCATCCCAAACCCTCTTTTGGAAAATACTGTAAATGGTATCGTCCATCTTGGACATCCCAAACCTCTTCCACTCGGGTGTGAAAGTGATAGAGACGGATGATGTGGCACCCGAATGTTTTTTGATTTTTGGTGGGTCACAGACAGTCATATTCTTCGACCACTTTTGGGTATAGGTCTGGTTCGTCTCGTGGTCCTTGATGATCACAGAAAAGTCGGTAGAGTAGATGTTCGCCAACTTGGCACCATAGCCATTGCGACCCCCAACGATACGTTTTTGAGTGTCATCATAGTTGGTACTCGTGAGGAGGTGTCCAAAGACGAGTTCGGGGTTCCATAGACCTTCCTTCTCGTGCATGCGGACACTGATCCCACCGAGAGGTCCATTGTTCTCAATGGTCACTGAGCCCATATCCTTATCGATGGAGACGGAGATGGAACTGACCTGTTTGGGGTGGAGAGAGTTACGGTCGATGGCGTTGACCAGGATTTCATCAAAAATTTTCAAGAGGGCTGGAGAGTACTTGAGGTTCTTCTTGGAGAACTTTTCACCATTGAGGATCCAGTAGGGTTCCGTACCCAACTCAACTGGACCGACATAGGAGTCGGGTCTCTTGAGAATGTGTTCGATATGGGTGAGCTTTTGGACACTCTCCATACTTTCTTGATTTTATTACAAGTCAAAACTCTAACTTAGGTTAATTTAAAAACAAACATCCATACAAAATATATATGCTCACCCTCGCTTCTGTCAAGCCTCATGTGAACACTGCTCGCAGGTTTGAGAAGCGTTTCAACAAGGCGGTTGTCGGAACAGCTGTGAAGGTCATCGACAGAGTGTACAAAGACCGGGACTACGCTCGGTTCTATGTCCTCGAGACGGTCGCCCGTGTCCCATACTTTTCGTTCGTCTCCGTTCTACACCTCTACGAGACCCTCGATATCTGGAGGCGTGCTGATTACCTGGAGACACACTTTGCTCAAACCATGAATGAGTACCATCATCTCCTCATCATGGAAAATTTGGGTGGTGACGAGCGTTTCGTGGATCGATTCTTTGCACAGCATACGGCATTCGCGTACTACTGGTTGACATGCCTTCTGTACGTGGTGTCACCGAGGATGGCTTACAATCTCTCTGAACAGGTGGAGGAACACGCGTATCACACCTACGACGAATTCCTCAAACAGAACAAAGCGAGCCTCTCCCTCGAGAAACCACCAGCTGTGGCTGCCAACTACTACGACGATGTCGACAATCTGTATGATGTTTTTACTAGGGTTCGCGACGATGAAGGTGACCACGTGAAGACGATGCAGGATTGTCAGAATGACACTTTAAATGTTTGCTAACAATAAATGTCGAACAACAACGTACCACGCATTTTGTGGCGTGAGAAACTTGTCAGTAACATGCCCAACAGAAATTCGAACAACGGTGATAAATTCAATAATGGTGATAAGGTCATTCAGTTTAAGTCTGGTAACGTCAATCAATACATTACACCAAACCGTTTCAAGAGACTCGCAAACATGAACATGGGTGAGGCGTACAGAGCCCACGATAACAAATTCCTTTTCAAGAACCCTGTGGATCAGATCTCTGGTGTCCGTCGACAGGATATTAAATTCGTCATTTTGAAGCAAAAATCTTCGAATAAAGTGAATCGATAATTTTCTCGAGATACGATAAGAAGTCATGTACGTGTACTTCATCATCGTCATATTCATTCTCATATTGATGATGCAAAATGGGTCTCGTGGTATGAAACAGTCGCTACAAAAACTGATTCGACAATCGGCGCGGTACGCGACAGCTGCCCAACAGGATGCGTCCCCAGTCATAGCGATACTTCACGCAAACTACGCAGTCGCATATCTCTACGCAGCGAAAGATATATCATCCGATTCACAGATTCATAACGCAACAGGGATCGATGTCAAGAAGTTTACCGAACATGTGACGAATGTACAAGATATGGTCACCAAAAAAACTGCCGAGAAATTTTCGGGCTTCTCTGGGCAGGTTGATATGTATTTGGCTGAAATTGGAGGAGAAGCCTAAGTGAAAGTACATTTTGTAAAAAACCAACAATATACGAAAATGGAAGTCATCCGAGACTCTATGTGGGAACGTTGCCTCGCTGACGCGGCTAAGATGTACCGTCTCAGTGAGGCAAATGATGCATGCTACAATCTAGCGGATGCGACGTGGAAGATGAAAATGAGATACAAGCAGGCTGAACAGAAGAAGAATGAGCGGCAAATCATCGTGATCGATAAAGCACCCACCCTCATAAACGAGCAGCGAAAGAACACTAACATTTGTTCAGCTACGACTATGGCTGGTAAACGGTGTTCATTCAAAGCGGTGTGTGGGGACTTCTGTAAGAAACACAGGGTCGATAAGGGTGTGCTCGGTAAAAAGGTGGACATTAGCAAAATTAAAATAGACGACTAATGTAAAACGATGTTAGATCAAGAGAGTCTTAGACCTGTAATAATAGCGATGGCTTTATATATCGCGATAAGCACAATCATACCCCGCGTCGTTACCAAACCAAGTGGTATTGGATTCATCGATGATATCGTGATGTCCCTAATTTCTCAACGAGACTCGGTCATGAGTGGAACTATCCTTGTCGGTCTCATTGTCTTCGCTACCAATTACATTCAAGATGAATTCTTTTAGAACATTCTCTCTCCCCACTAATTGTTTCGTATGTTCGTGATCCATGTGACGGACACGATTATCGTACGCATGTCTCATGAACTCCAAGAGTTGGTCAAAGTTTGGCTTACCCCAAGTCATACCCTTTTTGAAGAGGAAATCATCCTGCTCCAACTCTTGAAGTCCACAGTCAATCGTATACGGTGTTTTTATGTATTCGGGTGCACCACCATAATCTGTGATGATCACCGGCTTATCTCGCATCGCTGCTTCAACGGCACCCATACCAACACCCTCGGAATGTGAAAAGCTCACATAGCAATCGCATCGGTGGTGAAGATCATCCATCTCAACATTAGATAACATCTTATTGATCACTTCGACCCGTGGAAATTGTATGTGTACGTCTTGATTACTCGTAGCTTTAATGACCAGGCGAGTATTAGGTTCATTCAGACGCACAAAGGCTTGAAGAATATCACGAAACTTTTTACGAGGATCCATGACATTTCCGATATGATAAAATGTATACGGTTTTTCCTTTGGTTGTGGGATATGGGCATGAATCACGTAGAACTCGTTATCAGGGAACTGTCGAGAGAGAACCTTTTTACAGAATTCACTAGGAACAGCGACCCTCTTAAACTCTTTCATGATCAGACCGTAATCTTCGTGAACGGTTTCAGTTTCACACACAGTCATACAGGACAGGTTCTTAACACGGGATTTCGCATACTTGATATATTCAATTTGATTAGGTGTTGGAATCACAAATATCAGTCCGGTATCACTTTCAGGTAATGGTTTACCTATCTCACAGTATCGACCATCAGGTAAAAATAGATTTACATATTTCATCGCATGTTGTCCGATACCCGTTTTAGCATGAGGACCTATGATGATCATTTAGTCTAAGGATGCTATTTCTTTTAAACTATTAACTATTCTTTCGGATGAAAGTGCATTCTTTGTATATTCGTGATCCATATAACGAAGTTGTTTATCGTACGCATCTCTCATAAATTCCAGTAATTGTTCGGGGTCTGGGTCACCCCAAACCATATCGTCTGTAAAAAGGTAATACCCATTTCCAACCTTTTTTGGAACACAATCAATTGTGTATGGCGTTTTTACGTATTCTGGACCACCAGCATAACCCGGTTTAATTACAGGTTTATCTCTAAGAGCTGCCTCAATGGCTCCCATACCAATACCACCCTCAGAATGACTGAAATTTATATAACAATCACATTGGCGATGCACTAAATCTATTTGATGGTCATCGAGTTGTTCATTTATGACCTGAACATTTGGGATATCCACAGTAATTGGGGCATTACTTTGTTGTTTTATGACCAACCTTGCGTTTGGTCTGTCTAAACGACTAAATGTATCCAGAACTTTCTGAAAATTTTTTCGAGGGTCACTCAGATTCCCAATTGTGTAGAATATATAGGGTCTGGGAGGTGGTTTTGGAATATGAGGCGGTATAACGAAAAACTCATTATCTGGGAATTGTCTAGAAAAGACTTTCTTACAAAATTCACTTGTAACAACAACTCTCTTATGGTCTTTCATGAGAATACCAAAATCCTCGTGAACGGTTTCGGTTTCACATATTGTTATCATCGTGATATTTTTAACACGACTTTTGATATAATCGTAATGCATGAAAAGAGTATCAGCTGGTATAGCAAATAGAAAAGCGTGGGTTAATTCTGGAAGTTCATGACCTAAAGTGTAATACGTACTACCAGGAAACAATTTTGAATAGTTGAAACAGAGTTGTGCAATACCACCAGGAAGAGTTGGTCCAATAAATATCATTTCTATTAAAGATAATATTTCTTTTATATATATTACAATGGAAACACTACGCAAAGAGATTGAACAGGAGATGATGCGTGTTCGCATCGACAAGGGTCGCCTCTTCGACCTGCTATTGAAGATCGTCGACAACTGTGGTGCTGGTGGTTCGGGTTCCGCCGGTCCTGCTGGACCCCCCGGTCCCGCCGGTCCTCGTGGTGTTCAGGGTGTCGCTGGTCCCGCTTGTGAGTGTAAGTGTGTAGCGAAGGAGGTCACCGAACCCGAAGCTACCCCCACCCCAGCCAAGAAAACGGTTTCTTCGACCAAGAAAGCCCCCCCTGTTAAGAAAAAGGTTGTTTCTGTGTAAATCGTAAAAACGTCTCACTCATTCCATTTTACATACATGGTTGTGTATGTAAAATGTAACTTCATTAAAATCTTCGTTAAAAATATATGGGAAAGAAAACCATTAAAGCTGAAGAGATAATTTCAGAAAGTGGGTTTTTGGACTTTGTTGGAGAAATCAGGGGTGCGACTGGTGTCCAATTTCAATCCCAGTGGACTAATTTGAGTGTCACAGATATTAATTACAGTTTGGGTAGAGTCGGCATCGGTGCGAACCCAGTAGATGCCAGTCTCCACGTTGAAGGAAACGTGTACGCGACTTCAAACTTGGAAATTGGTCTCGCCAATCTATTCGTGGACACCCAAACATCTAAGGTTGGGATTCTGACGAGAACACCACAGGCGACCGTCCATGTGGAAGGGAATGTATACACATCTTCCAACCTCGAAGTTGGTGTCGCTAATTTGTTTGTGGACACCCAAACTTCGAAGGTTGGGATTGGGACAAACACACCTCTATATAAACTTGACGTACATGGAACGGCGAATGTTGGAGTTTTAACGACGACAAGTGTTTCGGGTGATGGTTCCGGTCTTACAAATATCCCATCCTCCGCTGTTATCGGTGGTTCCGATATTTGGATCACAGCAGGTAATAACATCTCTTATACAGTTGGTAATGTAGGTATTTTGACCGCCTCACCCACAACAGCCCTCGATGTTAATGGAACTGTGACGGCGACCAACTTTTCGGGTCCGCTCACCGGGGTTGCGACGAATGCGACGAATGCGGTGAACGCATCCAACGTAAACATAACTGTCCAGACTCTACTACCAGCTACTCGACGAGTTATTTTCGGACCTAATGAGACTTTAACTGGTAACCGTGGCTTATTCTCGGATGATCAATTACTTTATACGGGGAGTACGGGTACCCTACAATCGACCAGGTTTTCTGGTGATGGTGCGGGGCTCACAAACCTGACACGCACGAATATGCCCGATTTGGTAGCGACACGCGTGAAATTAGGACTTGAGGCGGGTCAGAACGCCCAAGCAGTTCACGGTGTCGCCGTTGGATCACAGGCTGGTAAAACAACCCAAGGAGAAGCTGCGGTCGCTGTTGGGTATAATGCTGGTCTGACTACCCAAGGAGCCAATGCCGTCGCTTTGGGTGCCAATGCGGGTCTGACTAGTCAGGCTGCTAATTCTATAGTCATTAACGCCACTGGGGTAGCGGTGAACAATACCACTACTAACTCATGTGTCATACAACCCATCCGCGGTGGGAACATTACGGCGAGTGCTCTGGCGTATACGAGCGCCGGTGAACTGGTGGAAGAGACAAATGTACACTTTGATACTAACGGTCGAGTTGGTATTGGAAAGACAAACCCTGGAACAGCCCTCGATGTTGTTGGAACTGTGACGGCGACGGCGGTATCGGGGACTCACCTAGGACCAATTTCGGGTTCGAACACAGCTAATTTCTCGACTATCACGGTGTCCGGGGGTCTTGTTACGAACACGGGTGGGGTTACAAAGAAGACCTATTCCTACAAGGCTTCCATCACTGCTGGAACTAAGCCGGATATTGCGCTAGTGTTTACAAACCATTCGTTTTCCGCTAAAATAACGGCGCATCTCATCGAATCCGATGTTGAGATGAGTGCACTCACACTTGATGTCTCAGGTGGACGGTTGGGTGGGGCGACACCGAGTAACCTAAACATCGCTAAGGGAGCCCTCTCTGTGTTCGGTGATACAACCTCAAATCCTTGGAGTAGCGGTGTGACCACTACTGCAACGACGGTAACTCTGACACCAACATCAAACCTGAATGGTACGGGAGAATACCGTATCTTCGTGGAGTACGTATCGGGAGATACTGGTGGGGCTCTCTCGAGTATAGCTGGTGTTACTATGGGGTATTAAACATCCCCATAAATTTCTAGAATGTCTCTAACGATGGGACTTCTCTCGATATCTTTGAATTCAAATTGAATGTATTCGATGCGTTTATGATCCTTACCTTTGATACGTTCACATATATCCTTGAGACCATTTTCTTCATACTTCCTATCGTGTTGTTTCAGGTCACCTGTGATGATCATCTTACTTCCCTTACCGATACGAGTCAAGAGCATTTTCATTTGACTCGGTGTAGAGTTCTGCATCTCATCAGCGATGATGAAGGCATCTTTGAATGTTCTACCACGCATATACGCTAGAGGGCAAATCTCGATGATTTTCTCTTTAATCATGTATTGGATATCATTTTGTGTGTAGTAGTCAGCGAAGATGTCCATGATGGGTCGAGTCCATGGATCCATCTTCTCTTCGAGTGTTCCCGGGAGGTATCCAATATCTTCTTCTACCGAGACCACTGGTCGAGTCATCACGATCTTCTTGTATGTTTTGTCGTTATATCCATGAATAGCCGCACAACATGCCAACATCGTTTTACCTGTTCCAGCTGGTCCGACGGCGAAAACCATAGGTTTATTGATGCTGTAGAGCACTCGATTATAGTCTCTCTGATTATCATTTTTAGGAATGACATCTGGAAGCACTTCTTCTTCCATCTCTAATTCCTCGATGTAATATTCAGTTTCGTAAGATGATGGGGAACGTCGTCCTTTTCTACCTCCCATACTTTTTACGTAGAAGATTTATTAACCCACCATATAAATCCTCCGAACAATGATACCAGTATAGCAACCAGTAATCCAAATGAGTATTTTTTAGGGTTTTCATCTGGGGGTTTATCTGGTAATTTCTGAACATTTTGGTTGAGATTATCAAGTTTTTGGAGTAACTTTTCTAATAGTACCAGAATCTGTGCTTCTTTATTAACTGGTTTTTCTTTTACGTTAACTGTTGTGATTTCGAGAACCATGAACCAACGAGCATCTGGTTGAAGGGTTAGGTAATCACCATCATCCTGTTGTTCGTATAATTTGAAATTCAAACGTTTTATCGATATAGGATTAAAATATCGAGTTGGTGGATTGAAACTTTTCCATTGTTTATCTCGTATGACAATCCCACTCGCACCCACGAAGTGTCTTTCTAATGGTACCCTCGCGAGGAGTTGTCCACTTCGTTCGTCTAACATCTGGGCTACTTTTGGTACATCGGGGCATACGACATCTATATACTTCGCAATGTTTGTATTAAGATTCGAATCATTCTCACCAATCTGGGTCACGTAGAAATCAACCATTTTAATCCCTATGACTCGACTCATATCTTCCACGTGTGTGTTTGACTTTAGAGTGAGGTCTAGGGAAAATGCGTTATTCGTTCCATTCACAAATTCTGAATCCAAAACAACATACTGAACCTTTTTAGGTATATCGTCTAAAGACATTCTACTACTATAAAATATTATAATATGATTCCAGCGATCGCGAGGAACACGATACTATTCACCGGGGGTTTAGCCACATTCGGAATCATTGATTTTATTCGTCTCATGAATACATATAAAAAGAAGAAACCATAGTAATCTAAAGATGCTTTTGACGGCTTTCTACAACACTATGTTCTCTATGGGTCCATATTACTTGGAATCGACATATAAATGGGTGAAGATGGCTCTTTGGGATGCACCCACTCGCATCATTCTGGATGTCCAACTTGAGCAAATGAGACTCGAAAGAAACCTAAGTCGTGAGGAAATGGGAGAAAATCAAGAATGAAAGAATACCACTTCCCAGTTGTCACCGACGAGTATCGGATCGCTTTTCTCCAAGCGACTGAAGCCCTCTGTCCAGACGTCCAACGTCTCATTTGGGAAGAGGTGTTGTATTGCACCCAACCTATCAACCCCCCACCAACCCCAAGAAAATGTCCAACCTATTCCAGGCTGTCGTCAGCTTCTTTGCCCCGAGACCTCCTATCATTACTAAAGGAAAGTTGATTGAAGCAGTCAACGACTGCGGTGAGAAGAGGTACATCGAACTGGAAGGTTCGAAACTGATTAACGACCGTCGCGAAAATCTCGAAGTCCTCCTTACGAAGTGCAAAAGACTAATGTCCTTCGTAAAGAATAAGAAGTGGGATGAGACGATGTACACCCGAATTGTAAAACTATCTGATGATGTTCGTCTCTCCATGTATAAGAATGATGATATTCTTCCACTGTTTGAAGAATTTGAGAGTGTTGAGAACTTTTTCAAGAGGACTTCAAAATCTAAAATGAACCTAAGTAGCCTCGATAGTGTGTAATTTTAAGAAGATGCAAAGTTTGATGAGCCTGATAGACAAAAACGCCCATTTGATTCCGGAGGGGGACTACCTACAGATGTGTCGAATCATGAAGGAACTTCACCGGAGTGAGAAGACCCTCCTCGTGACCCCTGATGTGGTTGGTGAAGATTTTATCATGACCTCAGATGCTCTTAATAGGTGTCATAAATGGATCACAGTAACGAATACACTTCATGACGCTTTCGTTGAACATGAGAAAGACCCCGAAGACAAGGTGAAGGTGGGAATTTTCAAACAACTTCGAGAAGCAACCAAGTCTTATTGGCGTGAGTTTACTCAGACATACGGGTACGATGAACTCATGTGGTTTATTCACAGAGGGACACTCGCACAGAGGTATTATAGACACCTAAGTTCAATAGAAAGAATGTAATACTCGACAAAATGGATCTCTTCCACAAAATAATCGATCTCATCGACAAAAACTCGAGTACCATCCCTGAGGGGGACTACCTCGAGTTGTGTGATACCATTAAGAAATTGCGAGATAAAGTCAAACCCCCGTCATTTCTTCTTAATCAAAATGATCCACTTTGGGAAACGGCATATGATCCAGAAAGGGATGGTCCACCGGTCTATGAACCAACATTACCGTCCGATCCCGATACAGCTGCCCAACGAGACCGAGAACAACTTCTTCAACGGTGGAGGGAACTCGATGAAGAAGTTATGTATCCCGGTCTTAATCAGTTTCTACAGGAATTACATGAGGAATGGACTGATACAGAAGTCATCTCTCCCGAGACCTGACGTCCATATGAAGTGGTGCTGACGGATCTATTCTAGCCGAAGTGCGTGGTTCTATATGCGCTGATGGGTCAATTGTACCTGGTGCGTGTAATACTTTTAGTCTCGTGAGTTCCTGTAATTGAATATGTATCTGTTTGAGCTCATTACAAATTTTCACATATACCCACTCTCTCTTCGTTGGGAACATCTCATCATCCATGATTTCCATGATCTTTCGTACGTGTTCCATACCTAAGTGAGGTGTAGAATTTATATTTTCAGATTACACAACTTTGTGCTGAACTTAAAACTAACATCACCCTATCATAAAATGTCACTTGTTCCTATCAAGTTGATTAAGGATATTTCCATCAGAAACAGACTCCTGAAAATCAAAGATGAAACTCCTGAAATTGATAAGAATGATTACATCGAATCGAGAATTACCACAAATGCGAGGGCTCGTAATCTCATGGCTATAGAGGATGCTTCTGAGATGGCAAAGGATTACCTTCATAGGGAGGGTTTCTTTGTAAGGTTTGGAGAAGACATTAAAAAGGAATCTGGAAAAGATTTCAAATTTTCATACCGTAAGACCAGTGCGATGGAAAGGAAGCGTACAGCGTCTAATGAAGTCAATGGTATCGAGTATATTTTGATGGAGCATTCTTATCCGGATGGTTCGGGGCATTACGGTATGGCTAAAGTCGATCATGACAATAAAACGGCTGTAATTTACGATTCGATGACGGATGAAAATTCAGATTTCGAAGAACCACTCCGCTCATTACTCGGTCGTAGGTACAAGATATCTATGAGAACGTTATTTGGGTGTTACCCACAACCCACGGGTGGTTTTGTTTCGCAGTCGTTTGCCAATTTTAAGAATAAGAACTCGGTGGGTCTTTCTCAAAAGAAGTTGGAGGAGGCATTTGTCATTTCTCAATACGATGAACTTTCCCAACACCACTTCTGTTACATGGAGTCATTTCTCGTTATGATGACTGACCTTGGTATTCTTAGACCCGGTCCCAAAGACCCACGTGAACGTCTCGAATACATTAAAAAGTTTATTTGGGGAGTGATTCATGAGTATGTTCCCAAGTCGAATCGTAGGACGGCTCAATGGAAATATTTCGAAGAGTATTTTCTGTACATCATGGAAACGTTTGATTCAAATGGTAAGCGTTTACCTATGCGAAATGGTATGATTCAACTCCCTCCCTTGAATGGGAATGTACAGTTTAAATTAAGGAAGATAAAACTACCTAAGTTACCTAAGTAGAATCAAAACATTGTAATTTTCAAGAAAAAATGGGTTCTACCCGAAGCCATCCACTCCCCCCCGGAATTTTTGTTGAGATGAAGCCCTCCCCAGATGAGTTTGATGACTGGACTGAAGAGGATTTTGATAATGAAATCAGAAGACTTCGGGAACGTATCAGAGAACTCGAAGCCAAAAAGGTCAAGTGTGACGACGACGATGATATCATGCACGACCCCGATGTTCGTGAGATGATTGAAAACGGTGAACACACCTGTCACATGTTTGACGCACCTTGCCAAGCGTGTGAAGATGATGAGGAAGAGGAGGAGGTTACTGACAAGTTACATGCTCATTTTTGTTAATCGTCCATGAGTAAATCGATTTCTTTCTCGTATGTTTGTGAGAGTAGAATAGTTTTTAGGTCTTGTGTGAATGTAACATACTTTTTTGGAATATCCCCCCACAATCTCTCATTCGAAATAAATGCGTCAACAGCTCCATCAGCCAGTAGTGGTTCTAGTAGAACCCAATTTGGTTCATTATACTTAATCTTTTTACAACCCCTTGCAAATCTCCGTGAATATATGTACCACGCGGCGATACTCTTATAAGTGTGTATAGGTCGCTTCCCCTTTTCGAGACATTTTCGTAATGACGGAACTATGAACGTGTGGAACTTGGTGAACCCATCCATACAGATTCTATCCAGTTCATCTAGATTTGTAGCACTTGAAAACCTTTCTTCAACTTTATCTATGTAGTCATACACATTGAACGGAAGATCAATATCGATCGACGGTGCGATTTCTTCTCTTTGGAGATTTTTAAAATGTTTGAGGTGTACCGGATCATTCATGACCTGATCGAATGTGTCATAACCAGAAAGAGCACCCAAATATGCGAGTGAGGTATGACCCCCGTTTAGGATTCGAATCTTTGTTTCTTCATAGGGCTCAATATCATCTGTGATCACGACACCCACCTTTGTTAGGTCGGGAAAGTCTGAGGCAAATTTATCCTCTATGACCCATTGTGTATATTCTTCTGTTTGTACGGCTGTATGACCAAAACCCGGGAAGAGTTCTTCGACTTCTCCACGAAGTGCATCAGTTGTTCGGGGTGTGATACGGTCGACCATACACGAAGGAAACTTCACATTCTCCCTTATCCAATCTGCGAGTTCGTGTTGATTTGTTTGGTAGAGGTATGCTAAAAATTGGGTTTCTAGGACTATACCATTTTGACGAATATTGTCGCAACACAAGATGGTGATGGGATTATTCCTGTTTCGGAGACCGCAAGCCAGGTACTCGAAGAGGGGCGACCCCGGGGCGTATCCACTCTCAGTGACGGTCACGGTGATGAGATGAACACTGGGGAGTGTGAGCATATGCTTTGCGATGGTTCTATTCTTGGTCCAATCGATATAGTCAAGGTGAGACCTAACAAACCTGTACTCTGAGGGTGTCTTCACGATATAGTCATCGATTTCCCGAAACCCTTCATTCCTGAGGTTGACGGCGACTATCCCCCATCGAAGGTCGCCCGTCTGTTCCATGTAGTCGTCGATGTACATGGCCTGGTGCGCTCTATGAAAGTTTCCATATCCTATATGTACCACACCAGTTTGACAGTCGGACTTATCATACATTCGTTAAGTTACTTAGACAAATTAAAATCAAATAGAATTAAGTATGAATGATCTTCTTCGAGCCATGCAGTTGATTGATAAATTTTCAAATAAAATACCCGAGGGTGATTACCTCGAGTTATGTAATTGTCTGAAGACTGCGTATAATAAGAGGGTGGATCCTGTGTATTTCTTTGACTACGATACTTTCATGATACCCGAAATCGGTCCATCCGAGGATACATACCGGTATTTCTATGATCATTATTTCGATAGAGCTTTGAATATTGATAGTGATTTCATACAGGGTCAGATTACTTACTTGAAGAAGGAACTTCAAGATGGTCAACCTATTAAGCGTATTACGAAGAATGTGCGAAACGAGGTTAGGAAGCATTATTGTTGTATTCATGGTTTGGATACCGAAGAAGTTGACGTAGGATTTTCGGATGCGGATTGGAACCAGATGTGTAAGACATACGTGGAGATCGAGAATCACTTTAGGGCGAAGTATGTTGAAGCTGTTAAAAGAAAACTCGAGTGGTTAGAAGATTCTGATGATAGATTGGATACATTGTAAAAATGTTGGGGTACATAAATGGACGTGGTGTTTACATACGGTAGATTTAATCCACCACACAAGGGACATAAAAAGATGATTGAGGAAATTATTAAGAAGGCTCGCAACACTCAGAAGAAACCAGTTATTATCGTCTCACATTCTGTGGGTAATTTGAAGAACCCTCTCCCGGTGGCGAATAAGTTGCGTATTTTACGAGGTTGGTTTCCTAAAGTGACCTTTATGTCGTCCGCAAAGAATCGAAGTATCGCCAAGATTGCTGAAAACTTTGGACCAAACTCTGTAATGGTTGTTGGTCAGAATCGTAAAGATTCATTCAAGTTTTTACCGTTTAACAAGATTTCTGTTGCGCGTCAGAACAATGCGCCATCTGCGACTAAGGCTCGTATGGCAGCCTTAAATGGGAATAAGGAACTCTTTAAGGAGTTGACTGGGTACAATTTGACTAACAATATCCTAAACAAGATCCAGAAACCCAAGATAAAGGTATGAGAAGTGACTAGAGAATGTATGCCATTCACCCAATTGCATCTCATACACCACACGCAACCCACGCCAAGCGTTTCAATAAACGTTTCAAAATCTATGCAACACCTTACAAGGCTGTTGACCCATACCGCGAGACATCCCTCCGTTATATGGGGTATGCGAATGAACTTGGCGAAGCTTTCACTACCTACCTCCCTGAATGGGGTCTTCCAGCTTCCTACTGTGTTGCTGCATCCTATGTCATGTTTGACACAATCGACAAGGGGCAGAAGGCGTATGATGCTGCCGATGAAGGTGAAAAATTCCAAGACACTCTCAGGATTTCCGCGGAGACACTAACATGGCAGATGCTTGCGTCGGTTTTCTGGCCGGGTTCAATCATCCGTGTGATCGTAAATGCGTCAGCCACTATGATTTCGAATAGACATCTAGACGATCGGCTTCACTTTTTACCTACACTCATTGGACTGATGGCTATTCCTGTGATTGTGAAGCCAATTGATACTACAGTGGATAAACTCATGGAGAACTCTGTGTCGAAAGTCATCAACGGTGAAATCAAAACACCTGAAGACGCCAGTGCTGCATTCATGACTACGGTTGGTTCTTTTTCTGTACCACCGATCATGTTTTTTATCGCAGCCGCAATCAAAAAGTTGAAAACCTAAGTTGGTAACAATAAAATCAAAAAGTAAATAAAAATGGAGGATCTTGCACAACTCATGGAGCAACTCGACCTCATCTCCAAGTCAATTCCAGAAGGGAATTACTTGAAGATGTGCAATAACATTAAGAATATTCACCAGGACATCCGCGATAGAGACCCACCTGCAGTTGATATGAGAAGACCCAGGGTGGCTATCCCTTTCATGCCAACGATACATATAGATACCGATGACGACGATGAAAACGCAGAAGAAATTAATGCATATGACGAATGGGCTGAAAACCAGGCGGCAGTCATTTATATGCAGGAGCAGATCAAAATGAAGCGAAAGCACCTGAAAATGCTCAAAATTCGTAAAAATATAACAGAGGTGGTCAAGAGAGATGCGATCAAGGAAAAAGCGCAGCAGTTGGGTATCAGAATGAGGAGCTATACTATGGATAACCTTCGTACGAGTGGGGTAAGAATCCCAGACGAACGATTGTTTTATAAGGGGTACCTGGACCGACAAAATCTACTTAACCAGGGTGCACGTAATGACTTGGAGGAGGAGATCAATGAACTTGAAGATCAGATCGAGTGTATTCAGATTTTGTAGGTTTGTGTACACCACCACTTATTACCACCAGTGTACTCAAAGATTATATGAATCATAGCACCCGTGATAAACAGTAGCCACACTAGATCTAGTTTTTTAAAGTATTTCAGGCTGTAAAAAATTCCTACATTCATCATTCCTATTACTATAGATTCTATGGCAACGTTTACGACCGGACGGGGCATTTTATTATATCGTAAGAAAAAAAATATTTGTAGTTAGTATAATATGAAGAACCAAACTCAGCAGATAGCTATGTACATGGCTCTCGGTGCCGCTATTACCATGCTCGTACTTTACTTCTCAGGACAGTTGAAGTTCGTTGAATACCTTGAGGGTGAGGAAGGTGAGGAGGGTGTCGAGGAGTATGAGGGTGAGGAGGATGAGGATGGCGTCGAGGCTTACGAGTCCGATTCCGATTCCGATTCCGAGGATGAGGCGTAAATACACAATACGAGGTTTGAATCAATAAATAACGATTCTATTTTTATCAAAAATCCACTTTGATAAAAATATAGACGTATAATATACAAATGGAACCATATGCGACCGCAGCGCAGCCAGGACCACTTAACGGTAACCGACCCCCAGTAAATAATGGTGGTAACGCTTCTTTTTTTAATCAGTATAAGACCCAGATTTTATACGGTGTTGCTATCGTTGTTGTGATTGTAATCGCGATGATGATGTTTAGGCGCAATCGGAGTTCCTTTTACACAGAAGGTGGTAAAAACAAAAAGGACACAGGGGAGGTGAAGACGTTAAAAACTGAGAACAAGAAGACAAAGGGTCGTGAGATTGAAACGAAACCTGTAAAGGTTGTGGGTCCATCGCCTAAAACGTCCAAGGTTCCCACCGCTAAGAAGATGTAGAAAGCCTAAGTTAATCAACAAAGTTCCATAAATCAAGTATAAAAATGGACGAAACCACTCTTACCGAGATTTTGAGCGCTATTCAGAGTCTCCGTCAGGAGATCTCTTCTCTGAAAGGGGGAGAAAAGGAAAGGGTTATTTGTGAAGGTATCACGGGAAAGGGTACACCTTGTAACAATCGAGCCACTCCCGGTTCGAAGTGTTGTAAGATGCATTCAGGTACCCGGGTCGTTGTTGAAAAAAAGGAGAAAAAGAAGCGGGAAAAGAAGGATGTAAAGCCCAAAAAGATTCAGCCTGAACACACGCACGGTATTGGTGAGATTCCGTCCGAACCATGTGAATTGTGTCTAATGCACGGTGATGTCCTTGATCCCGAGTTACCTAACGCTGGTTTCGAGGGTGACGATATCACCGATCGTTTGCGTAGACTTCTTGAATCTGAAGAAGAGACTTCTTTTGCTATGTCTGATGAAACACAGGAAAATGAGTGAATCTTAGAACTGCTTATAAAACGTGTATATTGTGAACATAATCATGACGATTAGTATTAATTGTAATGAAGTAGAAATCCTAAGCCAGTCAGCGACAATCTTTTTTTGATTTTCATCTTTCAAACTCCCCCTGAACATAGAAATCTGAGAATTAAGATTCTGTAAAATCGAGAACGCTAACAAGAGGGTAGCCAGACTGACAAGAATGAATGCTATGTTATAGACAGAGTCCCCTTGTCCGCGATAAAAACGAGATACACCGAGTAGAGCGAGCGATATAGATGTGTACAACCCTACATTACGCAGGGATGTTTGATAAAACATGAGAGTATCTTTGAATGTGAGTTCCATATGTTATAGGATAAGAAAAAAATAACGCATTTGAAGGGTTTATGGTATCGTGAGAAGCAGGAGGAGACATACAAGAGTTTGGTGAGTTTGATGTTTGATGAGTTGATTGGTGAGTACAGTGATATATTTCTTCAGTGTTTGGAGGTTG